ATTTTAAGAATCGCATAGGAGATAAATTATGACTACCCCACTTGCAGGATGGGGGCGGTCAACCTGGAACAATGCTGCTTGGAACCAAGGTGGTACTGTTGACGCCACAGGTATTAGCCTCACATCCAGTGTTAATAATGTAAGTCTAGAATTAGACATAAATGTAACGCTCACTGGTGTAAGCGCTACTGCGTCTACAGATATACAAATTAGAGAAGGTTGGAACCGAGGATTAAATGTCGGATCTAATATTGAATCTAGTTTTGGTTGGGGCAATGGTGCATGGGGCAATGGTAATAATACTGTTTCCGTAACTGGTATTGGTCTTACTTCTTCTTTAGGAGAAGAAACTGCTACAGGAACTACAGCTATTACTTCTCCAAGTGTTGCATTAACAAGCACTGTTGATGATGTAACAGTATCAACTCTTGTTACTGTATCTCCTTCAGGTAATGCATTAACAACTTCTTTAGGCACTGAGACAGTTGCTACTGATCAAAATATATCAGTAACTGGTATAGCGATGACTTCGTCACTAGGTGATGAATCAACCTCCCAAACAAAAACAACTGGTTGGAACCGTGACACAGACATTAATACAGGTGCTTCTATTGGATGGGGTCAACAACAATGGGGTGCAGTGGGATTATCCCAAGCACTTACAGGACAAGCACTTACAACTTCTTTAGGTACAGAAACAGTTACTACTGATCAGAATATATCTGTCACAGGTAACGCAACTACTTCATCTATAGGAACATTCTCAATATCAGGTGATTCAACTGTAACTGTTGTTGCAGCGAGTGAACCTGAACTTGATATTTATGTAGGAACCGCAGTATCAAGTATAGGAAAAACAGCATTCCCTAGTGGTAATCAATTAACAACTTCTTTAGGCACTGTTTTAACCTCTATTGAAATAACTGGTCTTGGTATGACTTCAACATTAGGTGAAGAAACACAAGAAACTAGCTACATGGCTCCAAGCGTTCAAGCGGTTGCAGATTCTGGTAATCCTACTATTATTGTAAGTGTGGACTTTACACCTACTGGAGTTTCTGCTACAAGTAGTACCGGAACCCTCTACGGTACGTTTTGGAATGTTGTAGATGATTCTAACTCAGCAATAAGTTGGACGGAAGTCCATAAAGCTGCATAAAAGTTTTGACAAACTTTATTTTAACTAATAATAATTATATAGGAGATTAAATGAGTTCAACATATTCAACAAGTTTGAGAATAGAGCTTCAAGCTACTGGTGCAAATTCAGGAACTTGGGGAACTATTACGAACAACAATTTTTCACAATCATTAGAGTACTCAATTGCTGGAATAACTAATGTTGCATGTGGGGATGCAGCAGTAACTACACTTACAAATGGAGATGGACCTCAATCACAAGCAAATAACCAGGCACGAAATGCTCATGTAAGACTTACAGGTGCACACGGTGCAGTAAGAATAGCACAATTTCCAGCTACACAAAAAGTTTATTTAATTACAAATGCGACAACAGATTCAGGATCTTCTGGTCCTTATGCAATGACTTGCAGACTAGGCGGTTCAGGTAATACAATTTCAATAGCTAATGGAGCAACAAGACTTGTTTCAACTGATGGCACAAACTGGTATGATGTTTTTGCTGCGGGTGGAACTTATGGTGGTGGTTTTTTAGCTGATAGTGCGGTAGATGTTAATGGAAAAGAATTAATTTTAGATGCTGACGCTGATACTAGTCTTCATGCAAGTACCGATGATCAAATAGATATTAAAATTGCTAATACTGATGTAGCAACTTTAACAAATTCATCTTCGGATTTTGTAATAACTACAGCAGTTCAAGATAAAGATTTTATTATTAAAGGAGATGACAATGGAGGTGCTATTACTGCACTAACAATTGACATGTCTGAAGCAGGCGCAGCAGAATTTAATTCAACTGTTACTGCAACTCAAGGTATTTTTACAGCAGGAGCACAAGTTAAAAATGGTGCTACAGGCGCAGGTTACATAGATTTTTATGAAGACTCAGATAATGGAACAAATAAAGTTACTTTAGCTGGTGCTTCATCAACAGCAGATGTAACAATTACAATGCCAGCACAAGCAGGCACAATGGTTGTTTCAAACTCAACTGCTGGTAATGATGTAAGATTAGATTCTTTAGGTATTGCAACAGCAGCTTCAGGAACAGCAGGTGAAATTAGAGCAACAAACGATATTACTGCTTTTTATTCTTCTGATGCTTCTCTTAAAGAAAACATTATTAACATCCCTTCACCAATGGATTTAGTTTCAAAATTAAATGGTGTTTTATTTGATTGGAAAAAAGATTACATAGATCAAAGAGGCGGAGAAGATGGTTATTTTGTTCGTAAAAAAGATGTTGGAGTTCTTGCACAAGATGTAGAAAAAGTCTTACCCGAAATAGTAGGGACAAGAGATGACGGAATTAAAGCTGTTAAATATGATCGTTTAACTTCTTTGTTAATTGAATGTGTAAAAGACTTGCAAGGACAAATAGATAAACTAAAAAGGAGTTAATAATGCCTACTCCCAGTGCACCTAATGCAATATCACTCTCAGACGTAAACGACGAACTAGGTAATTCATCAACTGCTACAATAAATATGAGCGCTGCGGCGGTTCGAAGTTTAGCAGGAATTGGTTCTGCCCCGGCAGCAATAACAATGGATGATCTTAGAGGCGTATCTGCCGAATATGATATAGATTATTTATCAGTTGCAGGTGGTGGATCTGGTGGAAATGCTGAAGGATATTCTAATGGATGTTCTGGAGCTGGTGGAGCAGGTGGCATGCTTACAGGTCAGTGGACAGGAATTACTAGTGGAGGAACTCTTACAATTACCGTAGGTGGCGGAGGATCTGCTGTTTCTGGCGGACAAGTAGATGGAAATGGTGGAACAAATACTGATGTAGGTTCACCTTTAATAACAAACATAACTAGCGTCGGCGGTGGAAAAGGCGGCGGTGGAGGTAGTAATGACCCCGGTGGTTCTGGTGGTTCAGGGGGATCAGCTTCAAGCTTTCCTGGCCCAAACAATGCAGGGGCTTCAGGAACTTCAGGTCAAGGTAATGCAGGTGGAAACTCAAATCCAGGAAACCAAAGAGGTGCTGGTGGCGGTGGCGGAAAAGGTGCTGTTGGAGCAAACTCAACAGGACATAGTATGCCGGGTGCTGGCGGTGCTGGAGGATCAAGCAGTATACAAGGCTCTCCTGCTACTTTTGCAGGTGGTGCTGGTGGCGGCGGTGCTAGTGAAAATGGTGGTGCTGGTGGTGCTGGTGGTTCCGGTGGCGGTGGTGCTGGTGGTACTTTCAATAACAATGGACAAGCAGGAACTGCAAACACAGGCGGTGGAGGAGGCGGTGCTGGAAACAGTGGCGGTGACACATCAGGTGCTGGTGGTTCTGGCGTTGTAATTTTAAGTGTGCCTACAGATAATTATTCAGGAACAACAACAGGTTCTCCGACAGTAACAACAAGTGGAACTAATACCATTATTAAATTTACTGGTTCAGGAACCTTAACAACTTAGGATTATGTATGGCTCATTTTGCACAAATAGACGATAACAATATTGTAGTAGAAGTTTTTGTTGTTAATAACGATGTTATTACTGATGAAAACGGTGATGAACAAGAATCTCTTGGTGAAACTTTTTTTCAAAATCTTCACAATGGTACTAAATATGGAACTTATACAACATATAAAAAATGTTCATATAACACGATAAGGAACAAGTATTGGTCTGATCCAGCTAATAAAGTTGAGGGAGATCAAAGTAAAAAATTAAGAGCTAATTATCCTGGTATTGGATGGACATATGATCCATCGGCAGATGTTTTTTATGCACCTAAACCTTTTCCTTCTTGGAATTTAAATACAACAACTTATATATGGGATCCTCCCGTGGCTCAACCAGCAGCAAATGATAGTGATACTTTTGATTGGAAATGGGATGAATCATCAACAAGTTGGGTAAAAGATCCTGCAGAATAAATTAAAACCAATTAAAATTAATTACTCCTCTTACTTGTGCATCTGTATGAGAAGATCCTGCGTGTAAAATTTTTGTTGGAAAGATAATAATTCTATTTTCTATAGAATCAATTTTTTGAACTTGAAAATTATTTTCAAATATAGAAGGTCCGTTTGTTGTATTTAAAAAATATATAGCTGTTTTCATTTGATTTAAACTTAAATCATCATCAAAATCTTGATGAAGAATATAAGGTTTTACTTTATTTGCTTTTATAGTTAAATTTGCTTTAACTCTTTTTATGGCGTTTGGTTGTATAATTTTAAAAAAAGGAAGTAAGTTATTATAGTAAGCACTGTTTGGAATAAAATCATAATAAAATATATGGGTAAATTGTGTAATACCATCATCCTTAACTTTGTTGTAATTTAAAAACCAAGGGAATTCATTTTTATTTAATAGAGTATCTTGTAAATCTTTAAATATTTTTTTATCTAAAAAATTGTCAATAACTTTTATTTCATCAGGTTTCATTATTTTAATATCAAACATTAATAAGCCCACGATATGTAGGTATAACGAGTTCCTTTAGTAACAGGCTCAACTCTATGTGGAAAAAAGAAAAAAGAAGGAAATATTAATACTTGTCCTGCTTTTATTTTATATTCTTTTTTATCAAACATAATAAATTCACCGCCTTCATAATTATTATTTAACGAACCTAAAATACTAAGAAAAGGAATGCCTCTTCTTGGACCTTCAAAAATAGAATGAATATGATCACAATGAAAAGCCATTCTTTTATTTTTTTTATATTTATTAAATCTTATACCAGTATATCCGTGCCATTGACTAAACCACGGGGTATCTAATTCTTTAAAATATTTTTCAATAGCAAACCACATTGCATCCATAATAACTTTTTTTTGATCTCCAGAAGCTTGATTATAATTCAATACAGATAATTCATTCTTACCAGATCTTGCGTGTGATTTTTTTTCAGTTTCATTATAAAAAGTATGTTGGTGCCAATCTTTATTTTTGTTTATTGTTGTTATGCAGCTCTTACAAACATCTTCACTTATAACATCATATGTTTTTATAAATTGATGTAAAAAATTATTATTATAATTTATCATAATTTTAACTCCGTTAAACTTTTTGTATTTCCTAAAGTTCCTTTGAGGTATGTATTAAAAGCTAGACTTATTCTTTCCTCATTATCTTTTTTAACTTTCACACTATGTGGAACAGTAGAAGGAAAAAGTATTAACATTCCTGTTTTAATTTTGTAACGCCAATCTGTAGAATTAAAAACTCCATACTTTTCAGCTTTTATAAGTATGTTTTCTAATGGTTGTCTTTTTTCTAAAACAATACTATCCACGTTTTCATGAGCTTTTATGTATAACACCCCAGATATAAAAGAATTTTGATGCGTATGTAAGTGATGAAATTGATTGCTCTTCGTGTAGTTCAACCATGATTGAGTAATATAAAGTTTTAAATCTTTATTTTCTGGAACATAAATTTGCCTAAGATATTCATTAACATGACTAAGTAAAATACTTTTTAATTGTTTAAAAGTTTTTGTTTCTAGCACATATGTGTTTAAGCTTGTTGTATTTCCAACATTTCCATATGATTTTTCTCTGTGTTTATTAACCGCATTTAATTCTGCTTTTGTAAAATTTTTCACATCATATGAATAATAGACAGGGGTAGGAAATATTCCGTCTATAAAATATTTAAAGTCTTTCATTAAGACATCATACTTGTAAAAGGTGTCGAGTAACTTCTTTGTAAACCTGTTGTAGGTGTAGATACATCATCAAAAAAAACAATTAAAGTAAGTCTGTCCTGATGAACATTTGTTTCAAACTTATTGGCTCCATGCCACATGTAGCCATCAAAGCCAATACATCTATTAAAAATATTTTTTAAAGAAGCAGTTTCATAAAAAAGAGAATTATTTAACTTATGAATTTTATTATAATATTTTTTTTCTTTTTCTGTAAAAGGAATATTATCTTTTATTTTTTGATAGTATACTCTCTTAGCTTCAGGGTAAGGATTAGGTATTGTTTTAGCTCCGTCTTTAAGTTCATAAAAAGATGTCCCTGAGTTTAAATCGGCCAAAGGAGAAAGATAAATTATAAAAGTGTGGGTTACAGGGTAATCAGTATGAATCCAACCCTCTGTGTATTTAGTATTTACAATTTGAAATCTAGCATCCGCTTTATAATAAAGATGTTTCATATCTGCTTCATTGTGATGAGCTCGTAAATATTTAATACATATATAAGAAAAAAAATCTGGATTAATAATATGAAGCTGTTCACTTCTATATCCAGGCCATCTTCCTTCAGGATCAGGATAAAATTTTAAACTATTGGCATAATTAGCTATTGAACTAGGGTTATCAAAAAAGTTATCTATACAGGTTAAAGGATATTTAATCATTTGGGTCTTCTCCAGGGTTAACAAAATAAGTTAGATCACCTATTTTTTCATTAGATAAAATTGCATCTTTTAATTTAAGATAAATTTTATGGGTAGTTTTATTTACAACTTCAGCAGGTTGTTCAAAGTTTAAATTGTGTTGAATATAGTTCTGTGTTTTTTTCTTAGTAAAAAGAATTATAGATCCAGGGGTTAAATTAACAGAAAATTTTGGTTGAACGCTTATCGCTCTAACATCATTTCCGTAAAAAACTTTAACACCTTCATAATTAGATTTTTTATATTTTAAATCTTTTAAATAATTTATTTGATCTTCCATTCTTTTTTCTGGCTCTTTCATAGCATATTTTCCATGTCAAGAAAACAATTATAAAAGATTGCTTGATATATCTGGTGCACATGTTTAAATTAGATCTCACCCAAAAATTAAAAATCAGGAGATATTATGGAAAATCAAGAAGTATTGAAGGCTATAGCTACCCTTGTAGATAAGGTGAGTAAGTATCACGAACGTTTATTACAATTAGAACGAGAAAAAGAAAGGTTAAGTGATGCCTTTGCAAGACATCTTCAAGGATGTGCTTGTCATAATACTTCAGATGAACAAGTAATATTAACTGGTTTAGATTCTGATATAGAGTGCGAAACTTGTAGTGCTTAATTATTCAGGTGTTTCGCCTAGCATATCTGCTAATGATGGAGCAAATACTTTTACATCTCTCCTAATTTTCTCTGCTGTTGTAGAAGTTCCTGGATTATCAACATCAGCTTGAGCTGCATCTTCTGATTCATATTCAACACCTGTATCAGCGTGAGTAATCGTTGTTTCAGTTTTTACTTTATAGTGAGGAATTCTTCTTCCATCACTTGTTGTAATGTGTCCTAGTAATTCAGCAGGTTCAACTATCGGCATCTTCGTCTCTCCAATTTATGTTAAAACTGATGATAACTCTATCTTCATCAGAATTATTTGTTTGTACCTCATGTTGTAACCAAGATGGAAAAAAAATCAAGGAATTTTCAATAGGTTCCCATTGTACGCTGTGAGCGAGGTGTATAGAGGCTTTATCTGTTTTGGGGGGTGATAGTACCTCTGACTGTGGTTTAGGCTCTAGAAACACAAGACTGCCACTTTTTTTAGGAGCCTTTAAATAAAATACACCAGATAAGTAGTTATATGGATGAGTATGAATATTATTTCTAGATCCGGGTGGATTTATTATACCCCACATTCCAGTTACTTCAGGGACATAATTATCTTTGACATCCATGTGATTAAAACAATCTTTAGCATATTTAAGAATATCATTAACTAAAGGCTTAAACTTTTTTATTTTATATATTTCATCATTACTATGCCACCCACCAATGTTTGACCGGGGCATTCCTTTTCGATCCTTTTCTCGTAATTGATAAATAGCATCAACAAGATTTTCATGACCTTCAAGTGAAAGAGAAAATACAGGGGTAATAAATAAAGAGTGAAGATTAATCAGAGTTGTCCTTTCGTAATCTCCAAATAACTTGCAGTAATATGTACTTGGTTAGCTGCATTAGCTTGAACTTTCATAACATCACTTTCTTGTAAAACTAAAGGTTGTTCTAATAATTCTGTGGTTGTTTTTGTAGCAAGACTTTTTTCTTTAAATATTTCAAAAGTAGCTGATGATCTCAAGACTTCTATATCAAGAAGAGTGGTATTAGCTGAATCATTACAAACC